CATCATCCTTAGGAATAACAACCACAACTGCTAGTGCGACAATTACTGGTATAGGTGCTACCACATTTTCTTTTGAAGAGACTCAAAACTTTATCCAAATTCCAGATGCTGTTATTGGTGTTGAGAAAGTATGGAAGGTAGATAGTCGTGCAATAGCATCTAACATGTTCAATATAACTTATCAATTATTTTTGAATGAAATATATTATTTTAGTTCAATGGAATTGTTGAGTTACACACAAACAAAAAGATATCTAGAAGATATTGATTTTATATTACATCCTGACAAGCAAATAAGGTTTAACAGAAGACAAAATAGATTGTATATTGATAGTGATTATTCTAGTATGAAAGAAGATGATTACTTAATAATTGAATGTTACAGAACCCTTGATCCTAATGAGTACACTAAGGTTTATAATGATCCATTTTTGAAAAGATATTTTACTGCATTGTTGAAAAAACAATGGGGTATGAACTTGATCAAGTATCAAGGTGTAAAATTGCCTGGCGGTGTCGAACTTAACGGCAGGCAAATTTATGACGATGGTGTTGCTGAAATAACAGCACTAGAAGAAAAAATGAGTTCTACTTACGAACTACCAGTAATGGACATGATAGGGTAATGAAAACATTCAAACAATTCAGAGAAGGTCTAAGAGCAGTTGGTAAACCTGTAAGTCCAACAGATCTTATACAAGATATAAAAACTATTGATGGTGATGTAAACCCATTGAGAAAGCAACTAAAACACATAAGATATAAGAAATATATCGATACTTATGGTTTGGGATAATGGCACTAAATCCGTTTTTTCTACAAGGTAGTAAAGGTGAACAAAACCTTGTTCAAGATCTGGTAAATGAACATATCAAGATGCATGGCATCGAGTTCATTTATATGCCAAGAGTTTACGTTACATCTAAGGATGTAATGCGTGAGGTAGTTGATTCTAAATTTGACAGATCATTTCCTATTGAAGGGTATGTTGAATCATATGAAGGTTTTGATTCTGGGTATAATTTACTCACAAAGTTTGGTGTAAGATCAACAGCAGAGATGAATGTTATCATCTCACAAGAGGCGTATATAAATGGTATAGCACCATTATTGTGGAAATTTCCTGGTAAAACATTAGGACCCACGGGAAGACCTGAAAATCAAGAGAGACCATATGAAGGAGACCTTATATACTTTCCACTGAGAGATATAATATTTGAAATCAAATATGTAAATGATCTTGTAGAATTTTATCAGTTACAAAAAAATTATACTTATAGATTAACTCTCGAACCATTCGAGTATTCAGACGAAACAATCGATACTGGTATTGATGCTATTGATGATGATTTTGAGACTGCTGGTTATAATGTTACCATGAAGTTAGGTGAAGAGGGTGATAGGGCAACAGCGTTTACAACACTAACAACTGGTGGTGTATTTAAGATTGATGTTTTGAATGGTGGATCTGGATATACAAACGCTCCTACAGTTTTAATAGAACCTCCTGTCGGAGAGTTTGGATCTGCTGCAAAAGCAGTTGCTATAACCACTCACACAGGAACGAGAAACTTCAAATCATTGGCAGTATCACGTCTTGAAATTACAGATCCTGGTTCTGGGTATGTTGTAGGTAGAGACAATCCAACCATACAATTTATTACAGAGGATGGAAAAGGATCTGGTGCTACAGCAAAAGCAGGTATTGCAACCTCAGGAGTAGTTGGTATTGTTACTATGTCATTTCTTGGTAATAATTACGCTGTGCCACCTACAATCACATTTGATGAACCTGACACAGGAGGAACAAGAGCAACCGCAACCACTAAACTTAGTGCCACTGGTCAAGTAGAGAGTGTTCAAGTTACAAACGCTGGTTTTGGATACACTGTTGTACCTGCGATAACAATAGGTGCAGCATCCAGTGTAGGAAGTGGCACATTCTTGTATGGAGAAATGATAACTGGTCAATCAAGTCTCACAACTGCTTTTGTTACTAAATGGGATACAAGCACTAACACATTACTTGCAAAACATCTTTCTGGTGAGTTCTCTGTTGGTGAGGTTATATCTAATGTTGGGTTTGGAAGTGCACTGTACGTTCTAAATAGCATCGATTATGATGATGACGATCCTTACAATACTGGAGACACTATTGAGGTTCGTTCTGATACATCAATTCTAGACTTTACAGAAAGAAATCCATTTGGTGAAGTATAATGGTAGGTAACTATTTTTATAATGAAACTATAAGAAAAACAGTCATAGCGTTTGGCACACTGTTTAACAACATAAGCATTAAGAAGTTTGCTGGCGATGGCAAAGCTGTTAGTATGGTAAAAGTTCCAATTGCCTACGGACCCATGCAAAGGTTTTTAGCGAGGATAGAGCAACAACAAAATTTTGATGATAATATTGCAATTACTCTTCCAAGGATATCGTTTGAATTAACATCATACACGTATGATGCTTCACGAAAAGCATCACCGATAACTAAATTTTTTGCAAAATCTCCAACATCAAAAACAAAACACAAAAAAATGTTTTTGCCTGTTCCATACGATGTGGGATTTAGATTGAGTTTCGCTACAAAACTTCAAGATGATGCTCTTCAAATTGTGGAGCAAATACTTCCATTCTTCCAACCATCTTACAATGTTACCGTCAATATGTTGGAGGGTATTGAGGAGAAAAGAGATATTCCATTTACATTACGTAACATTTCTTTTTCAGACGAGTATGAGGGAGATTTTTCGACTAGGAGATTTATACAATACGATTTAGATTTTGTTGCTAAAACATATTTTTATCAAGAAATTCCTACGGACGAGGGTGGAATTATCAAGAAAGTTCAAGTGGATTACTCTACAAATATCAGAGCACCAAGAGAGCAAAGATATACTGTTATACCTCAGGCAGTCAAAGATTATAATGATGATGCAACTACAAAATTATCAACTGACTTAGATGATAAGAAGACACTTGTCAAGGTCAATAATGCTGCAGGTATATCTTCTAAGAATTTTATACAAATTAATAACGAGACAATGTACGTAAAAGAAGTTGATGGAACAAACTTAATTGTCAATAGAGGTCAGTTTGGAACTAAAATTGTTGAGCATTATAGAGATAATGTTGTGAATTTGGTAAATATAAGTGACAATAATCTTATTGAGGTTGGTGATGACTTTGGATTTAGCGAGTCAAGATCATTCTTCGGTAACGATGGATTACAACGCAGCAGTTCCACTGGAACAGACATCTAATGGATAAAGGATTTGAAGCTATTGATAAAGCATTATCTGTAAAAGCAGAAATTGTTGATTCAACTAAACCTAAACAATCTAAAAAAAATCATGATGATCCCACTAAGGATTATGAATATAGTAGAACACAGTTTTACAATTTGATTGAGAAGGGACAAGAAGCAGTTGAGGGTATATTGGATGTTGCAAGCGACTCTCAACATCCTAGAGCATATGAGGTTGCTGGTCAATTAATAAAACACATTGCAGACACTACTGATAAATTGGTTGATTTGCAAAAAAAGATGAAGGACTTAGACGAAGATAAGTCAGTAAATAAGATTACTAATAACTCATTATTTGTAGGTAGCACTGCTGATCTTCAAAAAATGTTGAAGGCAAACGGACTTATTGATAAAAATAAATAGATCGTAGGCAATAAAAAATATGAATAAAAAAACAAAATTAGATGTTGCCCTCGAAAATTTAAAGGCAAGAAAAGAAAACCATAAAAACATCATTAATGAGATGGTTAGTAAACTAAGGGATTCTGATAGAAGAACGCCTGGTAGAACCATTGATATGAAACAAGGTAGAGATTATTCTGTGGTAAAAGATAACCAATTAGCAAAAAGAGAACCTAATAAAGGTTCTGCACTTGCTAACAGGGGCACAAAAAATACAGACGTAAAACCACCAAGGCAATCGAATCCATATAGAAGTGGAGAAAAAGATAATAAAAATACGATCAATATGCCATCCAAGAAAAAAATTAATAAAGCAGCAAAAGCAACAGGAAAAGTTGTAAAATCAGCAGTAGGCAATTTATCGCAAGGGTATGGGCAATCTAGTTTTAAATAAATTATGGCAAAAAGTGACATCTATCTTGGTAATCCAAATCTAAAAAAAGCAAATACACAAACAGAGTTCACACAAGAACATATTTTAGAGTTTGTAAAATGTAAAAAAGATCCAGTATATTTTACAGAGAAGCATATAAAGATTGTAAACGTGGATGAGGGTCTTGTTAATTTTGATATGTATAAATTTCAAAAAAAATTAATAAGAAACTTTCATAAACATAGATTTAACATTTGTAAGATGCCAAGACAGACTGGAAAGTCTACAACAGTGGTTTCATATTTACTTCATTACGCAATATTTAACGATAATGTCAATATCGGTATACTCGCAAACAAAGCAGCAACTGCTAGAGATCTACTCGGAAGATTACAATTGGCATATGAAAACCTGCCGACTTGGATGCAGCAAGGTATCATTGCTTGGAATAAAGGGTCAATGGAATTGGAGAACGGGTCAAAAATAATAGCAGCATCTACCTCTGCATCAGCAGTTAGAGGTATGTCATTTAACATCATTTTTCTTGATGAGTTTGCATTCGTACAAAACCATCTTGCAGATGACTTCTTCGCATCTGTGTATCCCACCATATCATCTGGTAAATCCACAAAGGTTATAATAGTATCTACTCCACATGGAATGAACCATTTCTACCGTATGTGGCATGATGCTGAACGTGGGCAAAATGAGTATGTTGCAACTGAGGTGCATTGGTCTGAGGTGCCAGGTCGAGATGCAAAATGGAAAAAGCAAACAATAGCAAACACAAGCAAAGAACAGTTTTCTATTGAGTTTGAGTGTGAGTTCTTGGGTTCTGTAGATACTTTGATTGCAGCATCAAAACTCAAGTCGTTGGTTTATGAACAACCAGTAGAACAAAATGGTAAGTTGT